TCATACGTCCTCCTCGAAGGTGGCCATGAGCTGGCGCTGGGCCTGCCAGTCGACCATCAGGCGGTTTCGCTGAAACCACATCAGCGTCAGCCGCCGTGGCTGCTTGCCCGCGATGAACTGCTCAATGATGTCGGGGGCCAGCAGGGTCAGGCGCAGCAGTTCGTTGACCACCGAGTGGTGCAGCTTCTCGGCGCGGGCGATGGCCGAACCGCTCTGCATCGCGCCGGTGTCCAGCAGGTGCTGCCAGTAAAAGGCCCGTGCCACACCGTCGAGCAGGGTCACGTCGTGGACGCTGCGCTCGTCGGCAGCCACGCGTTGGACGCCCCGGCGGCGAAACGTCAGGGGCACAAAGGTTTCCATCGACTCGTCCATCAGGCTTCGACCTCCAGCAGTTCGGCACCGATGCTGTCCGGGGCGAACTCCGCGATCAGCGCGTTCCAACCCACCTCACGCCACTTCACCTTGATCCCCTGCACCTCGCCCGCGTGGACGAGGTCGATGCGCTCGATCATCAGATTGGCGATGCGGTGGCGCTCGACCGGGAACAGTTGATCCCAGACGTTGTTGAGCCGTCCCATCGCCATCACGGTGGTGGCCTCGTCGATCTGGGCCCCGTTGCGTTGGATGTGCCGCACCACCGACGCTACGGTCTCCGGGCTGGTCAGCACCGTGCGGATCTGGGCCACCACCGCCCCCTCGATCTCCAGCGCAGGCAGGCGCTCGTAGCTCTTGCCCGGCGCGCCGAACCTCGCTTCCGACTTGGACACGTAGTAGTGGTATTTGCGCCCGTTCTTGCGCGAGTAGGTCGGGTACATCCGCTCGCCTGAGGGTGCGTACAGCAGGCCGCGCAGCAAGGCGTCGGTGCGCGACCTGATCTTGGTTTCCACCGACCGGGTGTGACCGTCCTTGGCCAGCACCTCGTGAACCCGGCCCCACAGACCGGGATCGATGATGGCTTGATGCACGCCCGGGTACCAACTGCCCTTGTGCGACAACTCCCCGAGGTAGATGCGGTTGCGCAGCAGCTTGTGCAGATACTTCTTGTCGATGCGCGTGCCCGCCCGCGTCTGGCCGTCCTGTGTCGTCCACGCCTTGGTCGTGATGCCATCCAGCGTCAGGTTGGCGGCAATCTGGGTGGGCGAGCCGATGGTCAGCATCTCCTCAAAGATTCGCCGCACCACCGCCGCCTCCGCGTCGTTGATGACCAGCAGACGGTTCTCGACGTCGAAGCCGAGCGGCGGCACGCCACCCATCCACATCCCTTTGCGCTTGCTGGCGGCGATCTTGTCGCGGATGCGCTCGCCGGTGACCTCGCGCTCGAACTGGGCGAAGGACAGCAGCACGTTGAGCATCAACCGCCCCATCGAGGTGGTGGTGTTGAACTGCTGCGTGACCGACACGAACGACACGCCTTGGCGCTCAAACACTTCGACCATCTTGGAGAAGTCGGCGAGGCTGCGCGTCAGGCGGTCGATCTTGTAGACCACCACGATGTCGATCTGGCCGCGCTCAATGTCGGCCATCAGGCGTTTTAGCCCCGGCCGATCCGTGTTGCCGCCGGAGAAGCCGGGGTCGTCGTAGTCGTCGGCCACCGGAATCCAGCCCTCGGCGCGCTGGCTGGCGACATAGGCGTGGCCAGCTTCCTTCTGCGCGTCGATGGAGTTGAACTCCTGGTCAAGGCGCTCGTCCGACGACACCCGGCAGTAGACGGCGCAGCGTTTGCGTGTCTTGGGAGAGGCGATTTGGGTGGCGTCGCTCATTGCGCACCTGCCTTGCTGGTCAGGCCGAAGAACAGTGGCCCCGACCAGTGCGTGCCGGTGATCTGCCGGGCCACGGCTGTCAGGCTCTTGAAGGTGCTTCCCTCGTACTCGAACAGACCTTCGGCGGTGACCGCCACCTTGTGCTCGCGGTCGCCCCATTCGCGCAGCAGCACGGTGCCGGGCGCAAAGTTGGTGTCGCGCGGGCGAGCCCGCAGCTTGATGTTGGAATGCTTGGCACCGATGGCCTCCAGGCGCTGGCGCGTGTTGTGCGCCAGACCGCCGAAGGCTTCCTCCTGCATCTTGTAGGCGATGCGCGACTCGATGAATACGCGGTTCGGGTTGATGGGGCGGCTGCTGAAGTACCGATCCCACACTGGCCACAACTCGGCGATGGGCAGGCTCGACAGCTCCGCGATCCGCGCGGCGACGGATGCTTGTTTCTCGTTCATCACAACTTCTCCTGTTGATAGGGGGTTGTATGAACGCGCTGGTCGGGCAGGAAGCCAAGGCCAACTTCTCTCTGTTTTGGCGCTTCTGCGACGACGGTGCGGACGATGGCGGCCGCAAGGATGGCGGTGATTTCACCAGCGCGGGCGCTGGCGGACATCTCTGAGGGAGATGCGAGTTCGAGGTTCTTCATGACGGCTCCGAGGAATTGCAACCGTCACAGATGATGTGCGCGATGTTCCGAAGCGGATGGCAATTCCGGGTAATCGGACTCATCTGGTGGCCCGGCCTCGATGCCCCGGCAGGCCAGCGGTGCCTGTCTGGCAGGGAACCGGATTGCGCGTTAACGAAACAGTTGACAGACGCCGATCTGCTCGATACGATGGCGTCAATTAACTAATCACGCAATTGGGTCACAACATGGCATTTGGTGCCTACATCAGACAGAAGAGGGAGGCGAAGGGCATTCAGATGAATGACTTCGCCCGGCAGCTGGACATCTCGCCTGCCTACTGGTCGCGCATAGAGCGCGACATCGAGAAGCCGCCTAAGGACGAGCTGATCCGCAAGGCGGCAGAAATCCTTGGCGAGAATGTCGACGACGCCTTTGTTGAGGCCAGCCGCCTTCCGCCAGACATGCGCGACGACGTGGGGGGCCTGGTACGGATGTATCGCAAGCAAGCGACGGGGGACAAGTGAATGCCGGTGTTGACTCTTGGCTACCGGCATTGCGACCGAAAACGCCCCAGCTACATCAAGAATTCCGAGATTGAGGGCATCGCCGTCCTGGCCCGCCAGCAACTGGTGGATGCTGCTGCCGATGCCATCTCGCTCGCCACCCTGAGCGCCATCTCCGGCCTGAAGATCAACGGCGTGGTCTTCGACCTGTTCGTCGGCACCGGTGACGTCGTGCATGACGAGCGCGGGAACCCTGTCCTGGGCATCTGTGAGTACGATCCTGGCGTGCCGGACACCGCGATGGTGTCGGTGTCACCGGTTGGCGTGAACGCCAGCGAGGAGTTGGTACTGAGCACCCTCGGGCACGAGCTCGGCCACGCCATCTTCGATGCGCCAGGATGGATCGTGGATGCCAGCAAGGGGCCGGGTTTGTTCGATGAGCCCAGCGACGCGGCGCGGCGGGCCTACCGCACGACCACCCGTGACTTGGAGCACTTGGCGAAAGTCCAGCCCGTCGTCGAGGCGGCTGCGACGCCCTCGCTGGCGATTCCGGGCCACACCACCAAGGAAGAATACTTCGCCGAGCTGCGTGCCAACGAGTTCATGGGGTCGTTGCTGGTGCCGCGCCAACGCCTGAATCTGGCGGTCGAAGAGTTGGCTCCGAAACACGGTGTGACGATCCACCGCAGCCCGTCGCTTGATCCCGATTTGCCCGGCACCTGCCTTCACCTGACGGCTGATGGCGATATCGGGTTCTTCGACATCGAATGTTTGCAGAAGGCCGTGGCCAAGCGCTTCGGCGTCAACCGACGATTCATCCAGGTACGGATGGAGCGCTATGGTCTTCTCAAGCCGGGGGCCAAGATCGTCTGATCAACGCCTTCATTTCGCCGCCGACCGCGTGTCGGCATTTTTTGAACCGCTCAGTTAACCACTCGCGCAATCGCGCACTTCGTTTAGAAAAGGAAATTGCCTATGCCAGCAGACGAACAGATCACCGCCCAGGAACACGACGAGTCGACTGCCGCGCAGCAGCAGTCCTCGAAGCAGGTGCGACCCCGTCAATCGGACGATGGCCCGGAAATCCTGCCGTGCATGGAGCACTTCGTCACCGTGGTGCGCAAAGCCAAGCGTCCCGGCCTCGCCTTGCTCCTGGTCGAACGTGCCAGCGCCACTTCGCTGCCGGAACTGGCAGCGCTTACGGATGCGGCCAAAGGCATCCTCGCGGTGCAGTCCCGCAAGGCGATGTTCCACGCCGTCGCCAAACTTGGCTCGGACGTCCAGCAGCACATCGAGCGTGCGGCCGAGCGCGTGGTGCTGCTCGATGACGAGTACGGCACGCAGGCCGTCCAATCCCTCCTTGACGACCAAGACGCCAGCGACGCTGCCATCTTGGCCACGCCCAGTGACCGGTATAGCCGGGCCCTGCACCTCTGTCTGCGGCAGGATTTTCCGGAGGTCGGTGCCAAGCGCGATCAGCGCTTCGACAACGCCGAGCGCTTGCAGGTGATGCATCGGCAGTGGAAGAGCGAGAACTACTCCAGCCACTACCTCGGCCCGAAAGGCGTGGTGCCGAGCATTGATGCCGATGTTGAGGGTGTGTTGCGCGGGCGCATTTCGGCGCTGTTCCCGCAAGTGGCTTCTGACCAAATCCTCATCGAGCAGTTCACTCGCCGTGATCTTGCGCATGCCGACCGCTGCGGCGGCAAAGACACCGACGAGGTCACGCCCGTGCTCTTGCACACCCTGACTGCAACTTTCAACGGATCGACGGCGCACTTCCGGCAGGTTGCCAACGGCGAGGTGGTCGAGCACGAAGAACCTGCAGCGATGTCGGCCAGCTTCTCGTGGGAGCCCGGCACCGGTGCGCTCGGTGTGTTCTGCGAAGACCGTGAGGTGCGCCGTGAACTGGCGACCATCTTCCGCGATGTCGTTTTGGCGTGCGACGGGGAGATCAACGACATGCCGATGCGCGAATTCGACCTGTTCGGCTTCTCGACACCGGCGATGCTCAAGCGCATTGAGCAGGAGCGTGTGGCGGGCATTGAAAAAATCTCGATCCTGCAGATCAAAGTCGCCCGGCCCTTCGAGCAGCAAACCACCGACGCCGCCAATGGGCGTGATCTGATCCAGCACCTGTCGAGCACGATGCTGATCGGCAAGGATCGGCGCGACACCCGCCAGATTTATCAGGTCGCCTACGACGACTATGGCATCGACGACCTGACGGGATACACGCTGGCGCAGGTGAAGCTGGTGTTCCGAATGGCCAAACAGCCGCACCGCAAGGCCCACAACGTTGCTGTCCAAATCACGTCGCCGAACGGCCTGAACGACAAGAGCAAGACCGAGGATGACCGCAAGCGCGTGCTGGAACAGCTCACGCGCATTGGGGTGCTCCGTGAGTTCTGATAACGCTACCGCGAAGTCGGCACATCTGAGCTTTCTGGCAGCGCTGGAGCGGCTGCCCCGGGTCGATTCCCGCGTCAGGGCGGCCGAGCTCGGGCGATGCAGACCGACGTTTCTGCAGCGACGATGGATCACGGAAGAGGACTACCTCACACATCTGATGGTGCCCGTCCTGGATTCTGAGCAGGAAGTCGAGGTTGATATCGATCACGACGCGGCGGTGTACCGGTACCGCAGTCCCCAGCAGCGGTCACGAACGGTTGAGCGACCTCTTGCCGACATCGCGCTGTATGCCCTCCAGGTGGATGTGTGGCTCGCCGACTTGGCGTCCTTGATCGGCATCGAAGATCGACGACGATCCGACTGCCGACATCGCGTGCCGGGCCACCTGTGGCACCTCGGGGAAGTGCGAATCGCGGGCACCCACGACTTCGCCCCGGTGTTCGTTGCCCGAGCGTGGGAGCGTGCTCCTGTTGCCGCGATGACCTCGGTTTTGAGTGATCCGATCTGGCCGCGTGGCGGCATTGTCTTGCGGCATCAGCGAGATCCAGTTGAGCTGCCCCGCGACCATGTCATGCGCGGTCTGGACGAGTTCGTTCGCGTGGACGACGGTCAGGACGTTTTCGACGCGAGCGCATTCGACAGGGTGCTGCGTGGCTTCATCACCCCCACCGGTGCGCCGGAGCCAGAGCAGTTCTTCCAAGGCAATCGTTTGAAGTTGCCGCACTTCTCCGAATCACGCGAGCTGTCTGCGGAGCGCGCCAAGATCGTCAAGCAGATGTGGAGTGCCGACGGGAAGAACGCGCCAGAGGTGTCCTGGGCCGAGGTCAACAGGATCGCCAATACCGGCTACCAGTCGTTCGATGACGCCTTCGGCGGAAAGGCCGAGCGCGAGGACGTGATCGCATTGGTCAAGCGCGGCAAATACCGTCTGCGACGCAACCCATAAGCGCGCCCATAAATCAAACCAGACACGGGCCATAAACCCGTGCGGAGACTTCGATGTGCCCATTTCATCTAGGAGGCACATCGAAATGCAAACCCAAGTTCCATCAATCGAATCCGGTCGGAATCCCCGCCGGATGAATCCCGGCGGTGCCACCTGCATCGCCCTCGACGAAAACGAGCTCGCCATCCGCTGGGGGCTCTCGGTCAAGACGCTGCGCCGCTGGCGTCAAGAGCAGCTCGGCCCGATCTACTGCAAGCTCGGTCGCCGGGTCACCTACCTCGTGCACGAAATCGAAGCCTTCGAGCGCCGCGTCTCGCGCTACTCGAGCTTCACTCGTGCGTACCAGTGAGGAGGACGGCCATGAGCGATCTGACAATCTTCCCCGTCGACATCGCCGAGATGTCCGTGAGCCAACTGGCCGCGCTGCCCCCCGAGCAGAAGCGCGAGGTCGACAAGAACCTCGACACCGCCATTGACTGGCTCAAGAAGGCACGCACCAAGTTCGACGCGGCGCTGGAGCAGTGCTACGGCGAGCAGGCACGCGCCGCGCTGCGTGAATCCGGCCGTGACTTCGGCACCGCCCACATCAGCGACGGCCCGCTGCACATCAAGTTCGAGCTGCCCAAGAAGGTCAGCTGGAACCAGAAGCAGTTGGGCGAAATCGCCGAGCGCATCGTGGCCTCGGGCGAGAAGGTCGAGGGCTACCTCGACGTCAAGCTCTCAGTGTCCGAGTCCCGGTACATCAACTGGCCGCCTGCGTTGCAGCAGCAGTTCGCGGCCGCCCGCACGGTCGATTCCGGCAAGCCGTCCTTCACCTTGAGCACCGATGGGGGTGAGGCATGAAGCGGCTACCCATCGTGTCCGCCGTCGAGCGAATGGCCGAGCGCAAGGGCGTGAAGCTGCTGATGCTGGGCAAGTCCGGTATCGGCAAGACGTCCCGGCTCAAAGACCTCGACCCCGCCACCACGCTGTTCCTTGACATCGAGGCAGGCGACTTGGCTGTCGCCGACTGGCCGGGCGACACCATCCGCCCGGCGTCCTGGCCCGAGAGCCGCGACTTCTTCGTGTTCCTCGCAGGCCCCGACAAGTCGCTACCGCCGGAGAGCGCGTTCTCGCAGGCGCACTACGACCACGTCATCGATAGGTTCGGCGATGCGACGCAGCTTGGTCGCTACCAGACCTTCTTCCTCGACTCGATCACGCAACTGTCTCGCCAGTGCTTTGCGTGGTGCAAGACGCAGCCCGGCGCGGTCAGTGATCGTTCTGGAAAGCCCGATCTGCGCGCGGCCTACGGGCTGCTTGGGCAGGAAATGATCGGCGCGTTGACGCATCTGCAGCACGCCCGTGGCAAGAACGTGGTGTTCGTGGCCATCCTCGATGAGCGACTGGATGACTTCAACCGCAAGGTGTTCGTCCCGCAGATCGAAGGCAGCAAGACCAGCCTGGAGCTGCCCGGCATCGTCGATGAGGTCGTGACGCTGGCCGAGATCAAGGCCGAGGACGGTAGCTCCTACCGCGCCTTCGTCACGCACACCGTCAATCCCTACGGCTTCCCGGCCAAAGACCGCAGCGGTCGTCTCGACCTGCTGGAGCCGCCGCATCTCGGCGCGCTGATCGCCAAGTGCGCGGGCGCAGTTCCCACGTCCGCCAGCGCCGCCAACCCCACACACATCGAATCTCAGGAGTAATCGCAATGACCGCATGGAATGACTTCAATGACGCCGACTCTCAGCAATCCGGCTTCGATCTGATCCCCAAGGGCACCGTCGTGCCGGTGCGCATGACCATCAAACCGGGTGGCTATGACGACCCCGAACAAGGCTGGGGTGGCGGCTACGCCACCGAGTCGTTCGAGACTGGTTCCATCTATCTGGCCGCCGAGTTCGTGGTCACCGCTGGCGACCATGCCAAACGCAAGATGTGGAGCAACGTCGGCCTTCTCTCCAAGAAGGGCCCGACCTGGGGCCAGATGGGGCGCAGCTTCATCCGGGCCGCGCTCAACAGCGCCCGCAACGTCCACCCGCAGGACAACAGCCCACAGGCCGCCGCCGCGCGCCGCATCAATGGATTTGCCGAACTGGACGGCCTGGAGTTCTTGGCGCGCGTCGATATCGAGAAGGACGCCAAGGGCCAAGACCGCAACGTGGTCAAGCTGGCAGTCGAGCCCGATCACCCCGACTACGCCAAATTGAAGGGCGTGCCGCCGAAGGGCAGCCCGGGAGGTGGTAACTCCGGCGCTCCGGCGCAAGCGGCTCCTGCCTACGCCGCGCCCACCCCGCAACGCGCGCCAGTGACGGGCAAACCGTCCTGGGCTCAGTGAGGGGACGGCCATGAATACAACCGTCCTCACTGCCAGCCACTACGGCGTCGTGCGTTTCGGCGATCTGCAATGCGAGGCCGTCGTCCTCAAGGGCGGCGAGCGTGGCTACGTTCGTCGCCAACTGGCCAAGCTGCTGGGCTTCCACGAGACGCACAAGGGTGGCCGATTTGCCCGGTTCCTGGCTGACTTCGCGCCTAACTCCTTGTTGGCATTGGAGAAAACTCGTGAGCCGATTCTGTTGCCATCAGGTCGGCAGGCGCAGTTCTTCCCGGCCGGGATCATTGCCGACGTCGCGTCGGCGGTGGTCAGCGCCGCCATCAACGGCACGCTGCACAAGGCCCGCCAAGGCATCGTGCCCAACTGCATGAAGATCATGCGCGCGCTGGCCACCACCGGCGAGGTCGCGCTGATCGACGAGGCGACGGGCTACCAGTACCACCGCGCGCCTGACGCGCTGCAGGAACTGATCTCCAAGCTGCTGCGCCAGTCGTGCTCCTCGTGGGAGCGCCGCTTTCACCCGGACTACTACCGCGCCCTCTACCGGCTGTTTGGCTGGAAGTACCAGGGCCACGACCAGAACCCGCCCCACGTTGTTGGCCAGATCACGCAGCGCTGGGTCTATGGGCCGGTGTTGCCCGCCACGCTGATTGACGAGATCCGCGCTCGCAAGGGCATCTCGCAGAAGCACCACCAGTGGCTGTCCGATCAGGGCCTCGCTCGTCTGGAAACGCAAATTCACGCGGTCACCGCCATTGCGCGCAGCTCGACCTGCTACCGCGACTTCGACCGCCGTTGCGAAGCGGCCTTCGCGGGTGGCTCGCTGCAGCTGGCGCTGCTGGCCGAAGACTTTGAGGAGGGGGCGTGAAATGCTGGGTCTGCAAACGACAGGCCCGGGGATTCGGTCACACCGACAACCGACACGGTGTCGGCGATCCCCGGCGCTACCCCATCGACTGGGTGTTCTGCTCGCAGCGCTGCCAATTCGCGTTCCACGCGATGTACGGCAACTGGCTGCGCGCCAAGGATGGTCGCAGCGACATCAAGGGGGTCGCCATGATCGATCCCTCTGATATCGAGCTGGCCGCAATGCGCAAGTGCCTCAAGTCCTTCGGCGAGGCGGCAGGCGAGATCGGCTTCACCAAACCGCTGGGCAACTACTCAGAAGCCGAGGCGCTGCAGGTGATCGACGCCATCGTCACGTGCTACACCGAGGCGATGGTTGAGCACCACGAGGCGAGCAAGTACCCGCCCGTGCGCGGCATGACGCCGACGCCCGACCCCATGACACCGAGTGCAGCCAATCCGTTCGCGGATCTGGAGGACGACCTGCCTTGGGAAGAACCGAAGGGGAAGAAGCCATGATGGACTTCAACTCCACTTCGAGCATCTCGGGCCAGATCACTGCGCTGGTCGACGCCGGGATGCAGCGGGCGCGAGCCCAGCAGTCCGAGCGCCAGTACCTTGGTGCCTCGCGGTTGGGCGCTGCCTGCGAGCGTGCGCTGCAGTTTGAGTACGCCAAGGCTCCCGTCGATCACGGTCGGGACACCCCGGGCCGGATGCTGCGCATCTTCGAGCGCGGCCACGTCATGGAGGACTGCATGGTCGCGTGGCTGCGCGACGCCGGTTTCGACTTGCGTACCCGCAGGGCCGATGGCGAGCAGTTTGGCTTCTCCGTGGCTGATGGCCGTCTGCAGGGCCACATCGACGGTGTCATCGTCGATGGCCCGGAGGGCTTTGCCTACCCGGCGCTCTGGGAAAACAAGTGCCTCGGCATGAAGTCCTGGCGCGAGCTGGAGAAGAACCGGCTCGCCGTGGCCAAGCCCGTCTACGCCGCGCAAGTGGCGATCTACCAAGCCTATCTCGAACTGCACGAGCACCCGGCGATCTTCACGGCGCTCAACGCCGACACGATGGAGATCTACACCGAGGCCGTGCCCTTTGACGCAGCCCTGGCCCAGCGAATGTCGGATCGGGCGGTGAAGGTCATCACGGCGACCGAAGCGGGAGATCTCCTGCCGCGTGCCTTCAATGACCCGACCCACTTCGAGTGCCGGATGTGCGCGTGGCAAGACCGCTGCTGGAGAACACAAGCATGACCGACAACAACACCCCGACCACCGGCATCGAGCCGATGATCGATGCCAAACAGGCGGCCGCCGCGTTGCGCCTGCCGTACTACTGGTTCGCCGACCACGCGATGCGCACCAAGTACCGGATTCCGCACTACCTGATGGGCGGTCTGGTGCGCTACCGCCTGTCCGAACTCTCTGCGTGGGCCACGCGCAGCACCGCCGTCCAGGGCCGTGATGCTCAGGATGCGGATGCACCTGTCGAGGGAGCCGAATGATCGACTTCAACGACACAACCCAACCTGCGGAGCACAACAGGGAATCTGAACGAGACGAGATTCGCGCCGATCTGCTGGCGCGACTGGAGTCGGTGCTGACCACGATGTTTCCGGCTGGTAAGAAGCGCCGTGGCAAGTTCCTGATCGGCGACATCCTCGGCAGTCCAGGTGACAGCCTCGAGGTGGTGCTCGAAGGTGAGAAGGCCGGTCTGTGGACGGATCGTGCCGACAACTCAGGCGGCGACATCTATGCGCTGATCGGCGGCTACTGCGGCATCAACGTTCACAGCGACTTTCCCCGCGTGCTGGATGCCGCTGCTGACCTGCTCGGGCGGTCGCGGTCGGTGCCGGTGCGCAAAACGAAGAAGGAAGCGCCGGTCGACGACCTCGGCCCGGCTACGGCGAAGTGGGACTACTTCGATGCCGTTGGCAAGCTGATCGCTGTCGTCTACCGCTATGACCCACCGGGTGGCAAGAAGGAATTCCGACCGTGGGACGCCAAGCGCCGCAAGATGGCCCCGCCTGAGCCGCGCCCGCTGTTCAACCAGCCCGGCCTTGCTGCGGCAAGCCACATCGTCCTGGTCGAGGGCGAGAAGTGCGCGCAGGCATTGATCGCCAGCGGCGTGGTGGCCACCACGGCCATGCACGGTGCCAATGCCCCGGTCGACAAGACCGACTGGTCACCACTGGCTGGCAAAACGGTTCTGATCTGGCCCGACCGCGATGCGCCGGGTTGGGACTACGCCGACCGGGCTTCGCAGGCGATCTTGCACGCAGGCGCGACCTCGGTCGCCATCCTGATGCCGCCCGACGACAAGCCGGAGGGGTGGGACGCCGCCGATGCCATTCCCGAAGGCTTCGATGTCGGCGGCTTTCTGGCTGTCGGCGAACGAATGCCGGTGATGCGCTCTGTGGAGGAAGCGCCTTCGCCGGACTTGCTGACGGGCATTGATTGGACGACCGAGGATGGCCTGTCCAGCGCCTTCACACGCCGCTATGGCGAAGACTGGCGCTACTGCGCCCTGTGGGGGAAGTGGCTGGTCTGGACGGGTGTGCGCTGGAATCCCGATCAGGTGCTCTACGTGTCGCATCTCTCCAGGGGCATCTGCCGCAACGCATCGCTCAAAGCGGACACGCCGAGGCTCAAGGGCAAGCTGGCCAGTTCCGCCACGATCTCGTCGGTTGAAAAGATCGCGCGCTCTGACCCGAAGCACGCATCCACCGCCGAGGAATGGGACGCCGATGTCTGGGCGCTGAACACCCCCGGTGGCGTGGTCGATCTGCGCACGGGCCGGATGCGCCCGCACCGACGCGACGACCGAATGACCAAGGTGACCACGGCCACGCCCCAGGGCAATCCGGACAGCGCTTGCCCGACGTGGCGAGCCTTCCTCACGGATGTCACCGGTGGCGAAGCCGATCTGATGGCCTACCTGCAGCTGATGGTTGGCTACTGCCTGACGGGCGTCACCAGCGAACACGCGCTGTTCTTCTTGTACGGCACGGGCGCGAACGGCAAGTCGGTGTTCGTCAACGTTCTGACCACCATCCTGGGCGACTACGCGGCCAACGCGCCGATGGACACGTTCATGGAGGCGCGCAACGACCGGCACCCCACCGATCTCGCAGGGCTGCGCGGCGCACGCTTCGTGTCATCCATCGAAACCGAGCAAGGGCGGCGCTGGAACGAGTCCAAGGTCAAGGCCATCACCGGTGGCGACAAGGTGTCCGCGCGCTTCATGCGCCAAGACTTCTTCGAGTACCTGCCGCAGTTCAAGTTGGTGATCGCGGGCAATCACAAGCCGTCGATCCGCAATGTCGACGAGGCGATGAAGCGCCGACTGCACCTGATCCCGTTCACGGTGACGATCCCGCCCGAGCGCCGCGACGGAAGGCTGACCGAGAAGCTGCTCAAGGAACGCGATGGGATTCTGGCGTGGGCCGTCGAGGGCTGCAGCCGCTGGCAAAGCCAGGGCTTGAAGCCGCCCGCCAGCGTGGTGTCGGCGACCGAGGAGTATTTCGAGGCCGAGGATGCGCTCGGGCAGTGGATCGAAGAACGCTGTCTGCTGGCCAAGTCCCACCGCGAAGGCGTCTCCGAACTGTTCGCCGACTGGCGCGAATGGGCCGAGCGCGCGGGCGAGTACGTGGGCTCGGTCAAGCGCTTCTCGGAGCTGATGGCGACTCGCAAGTTCGAGAAGTGTCGGCTGACCGGAGGGGCTCGCGCCATCGCGGGCATCGCCCTCAGGCCCAAGCCGTACAGCCACGCCTACCCCTACCGCGATGACTGACCAATCCGGGCGAGTGACGGATTTGACGGGTTTCCTGATTGACGCGCTACACGTGCGCGCACGTAAAGGACGTTGTCCGGACAACCCGTCGCATCCGTCACTTGCCCACCCAACATGGAGTAAAGACGATGAACACGACGATCCTCGCCCTCGATCTGGGCACACACACCGGGTGGGCTCTGCAGCACCTGGACGGCACCATCACCAGCGGCACGGAGCACTTCAAGCCGCAGCGATTTGAAGGCGGCGGGATGCGTTTCCTTCGATTCAAGCGCTGGCTCAACGAACTGCTGTCGGTCAGCAATCACATCAACGCGGTGTTCTTCGAGGAAGTTCGGAGGCACGCTGGCGTTGACGCGGCGCACGCCTACGGCGGATTCATGGGGCACCTGACCGCGTGGTGTGAGCATCACAACATTCCGTACCAGGGCGTTCCGGTCGGCACGATCAAGAAGCACGCGACCGGCAAAGGTAATGCGGGCAAGGACGAAATGATCACGTCCGTCCGCGAGCGTGGTCACACCCCAGTCGACGACAACGAAGCCGACGCACTGGCCCTGCTGCACTGGGCCATCGAGACGCAGGAGGTGTGACGTGAAGGTTCCGACACCCCAATACCGCTGCCCCCTTGGTCGGCTGCAGCCGCAAGCCACGGATCTGGACGCCATCAAGGAACGTGGCTGGCGTGACCAGCACATCCTGGTGGTCAACGCGTCCGACGACCGTCTGGACTTCATCGAACGCGAGATGGTGCGACGCATCGGTGAACGTCTGTACGGGCTGGGAGGGACACGTCATGGCTGAGTGGACAACTGACGACGTGGCAGCACGCTTCGAGGAGGCTGCCACCACCGGACGACGCCTGCCCCCTGTGCGTGTGCAGGGCTATTTCAATTGCTGGCCTGCCTTCGTGCGCAAGGAGTGGGAAGCCTTTGCTGCCGACGAGAAGGTGTACCGCCCCTTCCCACCAAGCCCTGAGGCCATCGACCGGATGCTGGAGACGATGCGCTGGGTGCAGTGGCTGGAGGTCGAGCAGCGTCACCTCGTGTGGATGCGGGCCAAGCGCTACGGCTGGAGGGACATCACTATCCGCTTTGCCTGCGACCGCACCACGGCGTGGCGGCGCTGGCAGCGGGCAATGGAGGTCGTGGCCGCGAGCCTCAACAGCGAGGGCGTGCGGTTGCCTTCCAAAAACGTGGGCAATTTAGGGTAATGCTTGCCGCGTTTGTCCTCGCCTTGCCTTGCTTGTCCGTTTCGAGGCCCGGCAGTTCTGCAACAAAACAGCCCGGTCGGGGGTAGTATTTCGGCTATCTTCTGGACAGCGGTGACGGTTGAGGCCGAGCGCTTGGCAATAGGCCCAGGCAAAAGGGGTCCTTCCTTCCCGAATCGCAATGCGGGGGGCGCGAGCGCGGCATTCGCCTAGCGTCCGACTGCAAACCAAGGTTTGCAGGGTTTGCAGTTTGCACCCACCCCAGTCCGCACCCATCACGAGCCCGCCCACGGTTTTCCGTCGGCGGGTTTTCTTTTTGAGGAACCGATTCTGAACACGCTCAACGTCGAGTACCGCAAGGTCGAGGCGCTGATCCCCTACGCCCGCAATCCACGCACGCACACTGACGAGCAGGTGGCCAAGATCGCCGCCAGCATCGTCGAGTACGGCTGGACGAATCCGGTGCTGGTGGACGGCGACAACGGGATCATTGCGGGCCACGGTCGTCTGGCCGCCGCGCGCAAGCTCGGGCTGGATCAGGTGCCGGTCATAGAACTGGCGCACCTCTCGCCCGCGCAGAAGCGTGCCTACGTCATCTCTGACAACCGGCTGGCGCTCGACGCCGGTTGGAACGAGGAGATGCTGGCGCTGGAAATGGCCGAGCTGTCCGAGGCCGGGTACGACCTTGCGTTGACCGGTTTCGAGGATGCCGAGATCGAGGTCTTGCTCGCTGACGAGGTGGAAACCGATGACGCCGACCAGGAGGCAGTTGCCGACGAGCCAGACGCTGGTGACGATGTGCCGGATGCCCCTGTGGTGCCGGTGTCCCGCACCGGCGATGTCTGGGCCATCGGCTCCCACCGTCTGATCTGTGGCGATGCCACCGACGCGACAGCAGTCGCCACGCTGATGCAGGGCGATGCGGCCCGGCTGTGCTTCACCTCACCGCCTTACGGCAACCAGCGCGACTACACCTCCGGCGGCATCACCGATTGGGATGGCCTGATGCGCGGTGTGTTCGCCAAGGTGCCAATGGCCGACGACGGGCAGGTGCTGGTCAACCTCGGGCTGATCCATCGAGACAACGAAGTCATCCCGTATTGGGATGCGTGGCTGGGCTGGATGCGCACGCAGGGCTGGCGGCGTTTCGCTTGGTACGTCTGGGATCAAGGGCCAGGGATGCCCGGGGACTGGGCCGGTCGCTTCGCCCCGAGTTTCGAGTTCGTCTTTCACTTCAACCGCGCCAGTCGCAAACCCAACAAGATCGTGCCCTGCAAGCACGCGGGCCAGGAGTCGCACCTGCGCGCAGACGGGTCGTCCACGGCCATGCGTGGTAAGGACGGCGAGGTCGGCGGCTGGACGCACAAGGGCCAGCCGACACAGGACACCCGGATTCCCGACTCGGTGATTCGCGTGATGCGCCACAAGGGCAAGATCGGTCAGGACATCGACCACCCGGCGGTGTTCCCGGTGGCGCTGCCGGAATTCGTGATCGAGGCCTACTCGGATGCTGGCGACGTCGTGTTCGAGCCCTTTGGCGGCAGCGGCACGACGATGTTGGCCGCGCAGCGCACCGGTCGTGTGTGTCGCAGCGTGGAGATCGCGCCGGAGTACGTGGATGTCGCCATCAAGCGCTTCCAACAGAACCACCCCGGCGTGCCGGTGACGCTATTGGCAACAGGCCAGTCCTTTGACGAGGTGGTCAATGAACGTCTGGCTACCACGGAGGCCGAGCAATGACCGCCTCTTGGTTTGCGGACAAGATCGAGCAGTGGCCGACCGCCAAGCTGCTGCCCTATGCCCGCAACGCGCGTACCCACTCGGACGATCAGGTGGCGCAGATCGCCGCGTCGATTGCCGAGTTCGGATTCACCAATCCGATCCTCGCCGGTAGCGACGGAGTGATCGTCGCCGGTCACGGACGGCTTGCCGCTGCGCAGAAGCTTGGGCTGGCGGTGGTGCCGGTGGTGGTGCTCGATCATCTGAGCGCGACGCAGCGCCGGGCACTGGTGATCGCGGACAACCGCATCGCCGAGAACGCGGGCTGGGACGACGCGATGCTGCGCATCGAGATCGCGTCCCTCCAGGACGACGACTTCGACGTGTCGCTGACCGGCTTCGATGCCGATGCGCTCGCCGAGTTGATGGCGGGCGACGAGCCGGATGCCGAAGGCGAAACCGATGACGATGCGGTACCCGAGGTCAGCGAGACTCCGGTTTCGCGTCCAGGCGATGTTTGGCTGCTCGGCGGCCACCGTCTGCTGTGTGGCGACTCCACCGTGGCTGAGAGCTACGACCGAGTTCTTGATGGCGAGCCGGTGGATATGGTCTTCACCGACCCGCCGTACAACGTGAACTACGCCAACAGCGCCAAGGACAAGATGCGTGGCAAGGATCGCGCGATCCTGAACGACAACCTCGGCGACGGCTTCTACGACTTCCTGCTGGCGGCGCTGACGCCGACCATCGGGAACTGCCGGGGCGGCATCTACGTGGCGATGTCGTCCAGCGAACTGGATGTGCTGCAGGCAGCGTTCCGTGCCGCCGGTGGAAAGTGGTCGACGTTCATCATCTGGGCCAAGAACACCTTCACGCTGGGCCGGGCCGACTACCAGCGCCAGTACGAGCCAATCCTGTACGGATGGCCCGAGGGCGCGCAGCGTCACTGGTGCGGCGACCGCGACCAGGGCGACGTCTGGAACATCAAGAAGCCGCAGAAGAACGACCTGCATCCGACGATGAAGCCGGTGGAGTTGGTCGAGCGCGCGATCCGCAATTCGAGCCGACCGGGCAACGTGGTGCTCGACCCGTTCGGGGGCTCCGGCACGACGCTGATCGCCGCCGAAAAGTCAGGACGGCTGGCACGGCTGATCGAGCTCGACCCGAAGTACGCGGACGTGATCGTGCGCCGCTGGCAGGAATGGACTGGCAAGCAAGCCACCCGTGAGTCGGATGGCGCGCTGTTCGATGATCAGGCGGCGATCGACTCTTCCGCGATCTCGCAATGAATCACGAACCCCGTCAGGTAAGGCAGGCCGCGCGGGATGCCGTACTGCTTGCTGGTCTGGCGGCCAATCGTCCAGCCCATCCACTGTTGGTTGGCGGCGTTGATCGCGTCCGCCAGGGTCTGGCCCCGGTACAGCCCGTTTTGCACATCGTCCGCAAAGTGGCGGCCGTGGCGACTGTCGAGGAAGACGCGGACTGATTCGAGGGGCTGGCTGGTGGCGTCTGAGATGGCGGTCATCGCCAGGGGCCACGCGGCGCTGGCGTGTTCGTTCATCGTGCCCCAAAAGCCCCAGGCATCGTTCTGGGTGGCGGGCATTTGCTGGTTTGTGTTCATCTCTGGCTCCTTGGGGGTGATCGTTGCGACACCCGTAGTAACGCGCTGTTCGATTGAGAAGCCAAGCGCTGCTTGGCCTCTTTCTCGATCTTTCTGATCAGGTGATCCGGTAGACCCGCTCGCCACCTTGGACCTTGTCCGAGACGATGGTCAGGCCGAGCTTCTTCTTGAAGGCCCCGGCAAAGGTGCCGCGCACCGTGTGCGCCTGCCAGCCGGTGGTCTGGCAGATCTGCTGCACGGTTGCGCCCTCGGGGCGCTGCAGCATCTGGATCACGGTGGCCTGCTTGCTGTTCTCTCGGGTGCGGGGTTTGGCCTCTGCGCGTTCCTTGGCCCACGTGGCCTCTGCGGCTGCGACGGTGGCCTCGATTTCGGGGTCGGCGACCAAAGGCGCAGGTGCAGGCCGTTCGCGCCCCATCGCGTCGTAGCCCTCGGCGGCGACGAACCAGTGGGTGCCGTCGGAGGTGATCAGCGCGCGGTTGAACAGGCCGTCGAGCACCTTCTTGCGTGCGCCGCCTTTGATGTTGTCGGGGAACCAGTCGATCTTGCCGTCGGTGTGTTCGAGGGCGTAAGCCAGGATCGCGTGCTGGGCCGGGGTCAGTTGGGTGGTGGTCATTTGCTTCTCCTTGTGCAAGGGGTTGATGGGGTGACGTGATGAACGCGCTGTTCGGGAGTGAAGCCAAGCGTTTTCTGCTTGGCTTCGAAGGTTCTTGATCAGCTGTTGGCCTTGTCCGACTTCGCCGCCTTGCGGCCTTGTTCGACGCCTGCGTTGAACGCGGCCTCCAGGGCGTCGCGCAGGCACCAGACCGCCACGTCGTGGAAGTCGAGGCTGTCTGACTTGCGGGTTTCCAGGGTTTCGATGCCCAGCTTGTTTTGTGCGATCTGGGTCAGGAGTTGTTCGAACTTGCTCATTGCTGCTTCCTTTGATGGTGTTGATGACGTCCGTATGAACGCGCTGTTCCAGAGAGAAGCCAAGCTGATTTCGAGTGAAGGTCGAAAAAATGATTGAAGGGTTAACCGGTTCTCAAAATGGGCATTTCGATTCGCGCTTACGCCCGTCACCGTGGTGTGACCGACACCGCTGTTCACAAGGCAATTCGCGCAGGTCGGATCACGCCGGAGGCTGACGGCACCATTGATGCCGACCGTGCTGATCGCGAGTGGGCTCGCAACTCCGATGTGCCGAAGACCGGTACGCGGGCCAAGGCCGCAAAGGTCGCCGTGCCGGAAGGCGGTACGGGTGTTGGCGGTGATGGGCCCGCCGCATTACCCGCTGGCGGCGCGTCCTTACTTCAGGCGCGCACGGTCAACGAGGTCGTCAAGGCGCAGACGAACAAGGTGCGTCTGGCCCGACTGAAGGGCGAGTTGGTGGATCGGCCGCAGGCCATCGCCCACGTCTTCAAGTTGGCGCGCTCCGAGCGTGATGCGTGGCTGAACTGGCCCGCGCGCATCTCTGCGCAGATGGCGGCCAAGCTCAATATCGATCCGCACACGATGCACGTCGCCCTGGAGGCGGCGATACGTGAGCACCTGCAGGAACTGGGCGAACTCCGGCCCCGGGTGGACTGATGCTGAATGTTGAATACGAAGGCGCTGCCGAAATCGAGCGCGCGTGGCGTGAAGGGCTGACACCTGATCCTCTGCTCTCGGTCTCTGAATGGTCGGATCGCCACAGGATGCTATCGAGCAAGGCGTCCGCTGAGCCTGGGCGCTGGCGCACCAGCCGCACGCCGTACCTGAAGGCCATCATGGACTGCCTGTCGCCGACTTCGCCGGTCGAGCGCGTGGTGTTCATGAAAGCCGCACAGCTCGGTGCGACTGAAATGGGCTCGAACTGGATTGGCTATGTGATTCACCACGCACCGGGGCCGATGATGGCGGTGTGGCCAACGGTGGATATGGCTAAGCGCAATTCCAAGCAGCGGATCGATCCGTTGATCGAGGAGTCGGCGGCACTGAGCGAATTGATCTCCCCAGCACGGTCACGCGACTCGGGCAACACCATTCTGGCCAAGGAGTTCCGGGGCGGCGTGCTGGTGATGACCGGGGCGAACAGCGCGGTGGGCTTGCGCTCGATGCCGGTGCGCTACCTGTTCCTCGATGAGGTTGACGGGTATCCGCTGGACGTCGAGGGTGAAGGTGATGCGATCTCGCTGGCCGAGGCGCGCACGCGAACCTTTGCCCGGCGCAAGATCTTCATCGTGTCGACGCCGACGATCTCGGGGGCGAGCGCCATCGAACGCGAGTACGAGGCCAGTGACCAACGTCGCTACTTCTTGCCTTGTCCGCACTGCTCGCATCGCCAATGGCTGCGCTTCGAGCAGTTGCGATGGGAAAAGGGGCAACCGGACACGGCGTCCTACATCTGCGAGTCCTGCGATAAGTCGATTGCCGAGCACCACAAGACCTGGATGCTGGAGCACGGTGAGTGGCGCGCGATGATCAGCGACGGCACGGGCAAGACAGCGGGGTTTCACCTGTCGTCGCTTTACAGCCCGGTTGGCTGGCGCGGTTGGCGCGACATTGCTGCCGCGTGGGAAAGCTCTGTGAACAAGGAATCGGGGTCGGCGGCCGCCATCAAGACCTTCAAAAACACCGAACTAGGTGAAACCTGGGTTGAGGAAGGCGAAGCGCCAGATTGGCAACGGCTGGTCGAACGCCGCGAGGACTACCGGGTTGGCACGGTGCCGCCGGGTGGGTTGCTCCTGGTGGGCGCTGCCGACGTGCAGAAGGATCGCATCGAGGCGTCCATCTGGGCCTTCGGGCGCGGCAAGGAGTCCTGGTTGGTCGAACACCGCGTGCTGATGGGCGACACCGCCCGAGACGCCGTGTGGAAGCGACTCGCCGAGTTGCTCGCCGAAAACTGGACGCACGCCTCGGGCGTGGCGATGCCGCTGGCCCGTTTCGCTCTGGACACCGGCTTTGCGACGCAGGAGGCCTACGCCTTCGTGCGGGCCTGCCGTGACCCGCGCGTGATGCCGGTCAAGGGGGTGCCGCGCGGCGCGGCCCTGATCGGCACGCCGACGGCCATCGATGTTTCGCAGGGCGGCAAGAAGCTGCGCCGGGGCATCAAGGTGTTCACGGTGGCGGTTGGCATCGGCAAGCTGGAGTTCTACAACAACCTGCGCAAGGGCGCGGACGTCAGCGAGGACGGCGTGACCACCGTCTACCCGACGGGGTTCGTTCACTTGCCAAAGATTGACGCGGAGTTCATTCAGCAGCTCTGCGCCGAACAGTTGATTACCCGTCGCGACCGCAACGGCTTCCCGGTGCGCGAATGGCAAAAGATGCGCGAGCGCAATGAAGCGCTCGATTGCTACGTGTACGCCCGCGCGGCCGCATCGGCGGCGGGCCTGGATCGCTTCGAGGAACGCCACTGGCGCGAACTGGAACGCCAACTCGGGATGGAACGGCCACCGGATGAGCCACCCCCGATTCAAGCATTCGACCCAGACGAGGCCACCCAACGCGGTGGCCTCTCTGTTTCTGCAACCCCACCACGGCGGCGCGTCATCAAGAGCCGCTGGTTGTCCTGATTTTCAGAGGAGTTTTCATGAGTCTTGCCACCCGTATCGAGAGCCTGGTCATCCGGGTTGCCCAGGAGTTCAACGACGTCCGCGCGACGGCAGGCAGTCTGGCCAGCCTGTCCACCAACGACAAGTCGAGTCTGGTCGCCGCCATCAACGAGCTCAAGGCAGCGGTTCTGTCCGCGATGGCCATCGATGACAACCAGATCGCCACCACCAGCACCTACTCGTCGAACAAGATCGTGTCGCTGCTGGACGCGCTCAAGACCGACATCCTGGGCGGAGCCGATGCTGCCTACGACACCCTGGTGGAAATCCAGCAGGCGCTGCAGAGCGGTACCAGCGGCCTGGACGCGATTCTGGCTGCGGTCAATCTCCGTGTCCGCTTCGATGCGGCGCAGACCCTGACCGTGGCCGAGCAACTGCAAGCACGTACCAACATTGGTGCGGTCGCTGTCAGTGATGTCGGCAACACCGACACCGATTTCGTCGTGATCTTTGACGGCGCGCTGGCCTGATGAGCCTCGCTTCCAGCATCGCCGCTTTGGCGGCGCGCATCGGCTTCGAGGTCAAAACCAAGATCGACGCCACGCATCCCGGCATTGCCCGGGTTTGGGTCAGCTTCGGCTACGTGGGCGGTCAGGTCGTGATCGCCAGCGCGCACAACGTCGCCAGCGTGGTGCGCACGGCGGCGGGCCGGTACCGCGTGCATTTCGCTGTGGCGATGCCGGATGCGAATTACTGCTGGACGGCGCTCGCGCGCAGCAGCACCAACACCGGTCAGCAGCGCTTGGCCCTGGTACGTGCCAGCTCCGACCTGAAGACCGCGCAGTACGTCGACGTCTCGTGTGCGACGGCCGCGTCGTCGTTTGACGACTCCTCTGAAATCAACCTCGTGGTGTACCGCTGATGGCCTACACAGAAGCCCAACTCCAGGCATTGGAGACCGCGCTCGCCAAGGGCGAACACCGCGTCAGCTTCGGCGACAAGACCGTCGAGTACCGCTCGGTCGATGAACTGAAAGCTGCGATCCGCGAAGTCAAGCGCGGCATCCTGGAGCAGGCAGCCGCCACCGGACTATGGCCGGGTGCGCCGCGCCAGATCCGGGTCACGACCTCGAAGGGGTTCTGATGGCCTGGTATTCGAAGATCCGAAGCCTGTTCGGCCAGCAACCCGTCCACGAAGCGGCTGGCCGTGGTCGCCGCTCGTTGGCTTGGATGCCCGGCAACCCGGGCGCGGTCGCCGCGATGCTGGCGACCAACACCGAACTGCGCATCAAGAGCCGCGACCTCGTGCGCCGCAACGCGTGG